CGTTCGATAGAATACTCACCGTTCGATTGCCAACGGCCTGGGAGAGCCATGGCGGGTGTGGTTGGGCAAATGACTCGTTACGCCATGCTTCAATCACTACCGGCCTCTTGCGATACAGTGTCATTCTCTCCATGCCTTCTCGAGGATGCGACGCTCTTGCTCCTGCGCCGATTCCACCAGCTGGCGTGCGTAGCGGTGGCCGGCCTGCCAGCGGCTCCACTTGGTGCTGCCGTAACGGTAGGGGTTCATGCGCTCGGGAACGCCTTCGGTGAAGGCGGCCATGCCCTCGGCGTATGGATTCGGCTTGCCGCTCATTGCGATTCTCCTTCGTGAGGTTGTGGGGGGCGATGCTCTGCCCCCCGTTCAGGTGTCCCGCTTCTGCCGTCCAGTTGCCCGTGCGCGTCTGGTGCGGCCCGGTTAAGGTTTTCGAGGCTCCTCGCGCTCGGTTTGGCGCGTCCCCGGCGCAGGCTGTCCGGTTGCAGCGGGATTGGTTGGCGTTGCCGCCGCGAAACATTGCGATGCATTGCAGTTGCCTAACAGTGCGGCGCGGCGCGGTGCTCTGCCCTGCGGCGCGGTGCTCTGCCCATGCCGTGCGCTGCTATGCCGTGCCGTTGCTCCACGTTGCCTTGCGTAGCCGAGCCGTTGCGATGCTGAGCCGGACTGGGCTGTGCCGTTGCGTGACGAAGCGGTGCTCTGCCGTTGCGATTCGTCGCCATGCATTGCCGGTGCGATGCTGTGCAGGGCTATGCTGAGCCGGTGCGGGGCGACACTCTCCCCTGCCCTGCCTACGCCCACGGCTTCAGCGTGTAGCGAAAACGCCCGTTACTCGCGTTGCGCCACTGGCCGAGCCCTTGCCACTGCCCGTAGTCGAGGAGCTCGCGCAGGAGCGACTCGCCGAGCAAGCCGGGATGCAACACCGCGAGTTTGATGTCGCACCAGGTACCAACGGGCAATTGCTCGCTGGCCGCCAGTGCGATGCGCTCGCCCTGCGGCGTTGAGGCGCGCAGACTGCGCTCGCGCACGCTCTCCGCACCGCCGTGCGGCAGGCGCAGGACAATGTACCGCTTGTCGGCGTGGTCGCCGGCCCCCTCCACGAACGCATACCGGTTGATGCTGGCCAATCCCGCCTTGAGTTTGGCGGATTCCGTGCCGGGGATTTTGGACATGGCGCGCCACGCGTCCTTCATGTAGCCCCTCACCACGTAGTCCATGATGAGAGGGCGGCCCGTCTCATCGCGCAGGAAGCCGGTGCGCCCCTTGATGTCGCGGGCGTCGTGCTCGGCCTGCCGCACTGCGGCCAGTTCTGCGTCGGTGTGCCCGTTGGCCACCGCCTCAGCTGGCGCGCGGGAGGCGATGTAGGACGAGTAAATGGATTCGTCCAGCGGCGCAGCGCCCAAGAGCTCGGTGGCGAACGTGATGCGCAGGGAGTAGATGAGCATTACGCGCTCCAGTTTGAGAGGATGAGGAAAACGACGATTGCAACGCCGAACACAAACGCACTTTGCTGGTCTATGTTGAGGTTCATGGCCGCGCCTACTTGTATTCCAGCCGCGGCGCGGCCTCTTGGAAGAGCACTTCGGGGTGCGGGCCCGCCTCGACGTGCTCCTGCCATGCCCTGAACATGGCGGGCGCCCCGTTCGGCTTCAGCGCCTCTTTCAGCGCGGCATATTGGTCGGCGGCGTCGGGCACGCCCTGATCGGCGGCCCAGTCGATGGCATTCTGCGCCGAGCGCCAGCCCTTCCATTCGGGCGCGGGGGCGGCCTGCGGTGCGGCTTCCACAACGCTCACGGGCGCGCTGATGATTTCGCCCTCGCCGTCCACGGGCGCGCCCAGCTCCTCGGGCGTGTAGACGCCTGCCGCGAAAACGTCAGGGCAGTACCAGCGCACGCCGTTGCTCATCGCGCGGGCGAAGAGCATGTTGCGCGCGAACTTGGACAGATTCTGCGTGCCCGCGGCCTTGCCGTCGGCCAGCGTGAACGCGGAGACGCCGAGCGATTCCCACTTGCCGGCGTCGGCTCTCTGGAAAAACTCGATTTCGCATGCGTCCGCGTCCATGCGGCGCACGCGATAGTCGTAGCGCCGGGAAGCCTTGACGGCGGCGGCCATGAGGTTGGCCGACACGGTGGGCTTCCCTTGAATGACGTGGATGCCCTGCACGGATGCGAATGGGGAGAATCCCATTTCGCGCCCGGCGAGCACTTTTGTGGCGAGCTGGGCGATTGCCTGCTCGCCGTTGCCCTTCGCCTCGAAGTAGCCCGAGGCGGCCAAAAGGCGGGCGACGCGCTGGACGTCGTCCAGCGATTGCACTACATCACGCACTGCCAATTCCGTGCTCATGATTCTCCCCTTCGTTAGTGGAATCGGGCCGGGCTGTCGCCCCCTGTGACAGCCCGGCCCGGCTGGTTGGTTATACGCCCTCGGCAAGCACGCGCTCGCGCTCGCGCTCGCCGACTACGCCGCAATACTCGAAAACCCAATCCGGTACGCGGCGCCCTTCGTCTTCGTATTCTGCCCACAACAGGGTGAAAGAGCGCTCGCTTGCCGCCCTGGCCTTTTGATCGGCCAGCCGGTGCAAGGCTTCGGCGGCCAGTGCGAGCACCTCTTTGCGACCGTTGTCGGTCCGAAAGTCGCCGTAGCCCAGGTTCGCATTCAGCGCCTGTGTCGCGTCGCGAATATGCTCCTGGATGTCCTTTACCGTTCGTTCGTCTGTCATGATTCCTCTCCTGTTGAGTGTTGCAGGTGGCCGACGCCCCCAAGAGCCGGCCACCTGCATTTATGGTTAAGCGCCGTCCCCGCACCCCCATGCATTAAAACGGCGCCGTCACCCTGCCTAGTTGTGGTACCAGTCACGGCGCTGAATGTAGGTGGTGGCAGAGTCCCGCGTCTCGGGCCGGTAAATGACGAGCGTGCCGTAGAGGTACGAACGCTTGGCCAGCCAGTCGCCGCCTGTCCAGTACTCGGCGGCGTCGATGGCGCTGGCGTCCTCGTAGTCAGCCAGTCCGGACTCGTGCGCCTCGTCCAACTTGCGAATCAGGCGGTGCCAGCGAATCGGGTCGAGTTCTACTGTGCGCTGAATCATGGTGCGTGCCTTTCGGTGTGGTGGTTTGCCTTGACTCTGCGTCTGCCGCCGGGCTTGTCACCGGCTCGCCGCATTAAGGGGGCGGCTGCCCGCCCCGGTGGTGCTACCTGCCAGTCTTGCTTGTCTCAGTCGTGTCCTCGAATGTGAAGGCTACGTAGCCGCAGGATTTCATGAAGCGAACGGTGCTCGTGACGTTTTCTGACTTGCGGACTATGGCGATCTGGCTACCGCTGTCGTGGGTGGCTGTAATCTTTGTGTTCATTGTTCGGGCCTTTCGGGTGGTGGTGCGTTGCGCTTCGATGTCTCTAGTATACGACACTTCAAGTGTGTTGTCAACACTCAAAGTGTAGAATTTACCTTAAAAAAAGAGACTCAGAACGGGATGCCGTCGTCGTCTACGGTGGCGACCAGCCATGACTGCTGAAGTGGTTCCGTTTCATTCTGCTGATGCGCAGCGTCGATGATGTCGGCTTGTTGTTCGCGCAAGGAAACAAGGTGCTGTGCCCATTCTGCCGGGGTCATGGTGCGCCGTCCAGCGGTGCCAGCCGTCAATCAGAATGTTGTGCTGGTTGACTTCAATCGGCGGCAGCACGTCAAGGTTTTCAGCGTACCGCTGCACGGTGGCCGGGTCTGACTTGATGCGCGGGTAGAGGTCTTCACGGTAGACGATCTGTGACAGCGGTCTACGGTCTGCGTCCATGCGATTCTCCATTCAGAATGCCGAAACTGCACTATGAGTAGAGTCTACCACACGCAAAGTAGAGAAGTCAAGACTGTAAACACACACAAAGTGTTTGACACCGCACTTGGAGTGTGTTAGAGTAGGTGAAGGAGAGGGGGTGATACAGAATGACAAACGAGACTACGCAGGCGAATGGCGAACTGAGTATTGACGGCGACAAGTTGAAGGCGGCAGCGCGTCTTCAGGGTATGACGCTATCGATGGTGGCTGAGGCGATGGGAATGCACTACAACGGCATCCTTCGCATTGCGACCACGGGTCGAACGAACCTGGGCACACTCGAGCAGCTCTGCAACGTGCTCAATTGCAGTCCGCTCGACCTGCTGATTTGGGACGGCTATCCGGCCCCCAAATTGGTCGCCCCGGCAGACCTCTTATCCCGCGTCGGCTTGGTGCCGCGCGTTGAGGCTGCTTAAAAATAATGTGTGCCGGGGCTGCTTCCACAAGAGAAGCGCCCCGGCGACATTCGCAACGAGGCGATGAACGGCCGGGAGTACCTGGCCAAAGGAAAGGCAGGAGAGAGGTGACACAGTATAAGGACTTCATTAAGAACAAGCGCATTGTGACCGGCAATCAGGGCATCACGATCAACCTGAAGGATGTGCATCCTCGATTGTTCCCGTTTCAGCGTGACATTGTGCGCTGGGCGTGCGCAAAGGGCCGGGCTGCCGTGTTCGCCAACACAGGGCTGGGCAAGACGTTCATCCAGCTCGAGTGGGCACGACTGATGGGCCAGAACACGCTGATCGTCGCTCCGCTTTCGGTGGCTCGACAGACGGTGCGGGAAGCGACCAAGATCGACATCGATGTGCGTTACGTGCGCAATCAGGCGCACGTCACGCCGGATGCTCGCATCTGGATTACGAACTACGAGATGCTGAGTCACTTCGACGCTGCGCAGTTCGGCGCCGTGGTTCTCGACGAATCCAGCATCCTGAAAGCGATGGACGGTACTACCCGCAAGCAACTGACTGAGATGTTTGCAGATACACCCTATCGGTTGGCATGTACGGCGACGCCGGCGCCGAATGACCGCACCGAGATCGGCAACCATAGCGAGTTTCTTGGCGTGGCGCGCATGGTGGACATGCTCGCCATGTTCTTTGTGCACGCCAACAAGGAGATGGTGACCGACTTTAACGGAACGACCCTGCGGCGCAAGCTTGGCAATGACAACGGGCAGGAATGGCGCCTCAAGCACCACGCCGAAGAGTCGTTTTACCGCTGGATGTCTTCGTGGGCGATGTCGGTGCGCACTCCGTCCGACTTGGGTTATGAAGACGCCGGTTTCAATCTGCCGGCGCTACACATCAACCCCGTCTGGATTGATTATGACTACGTGCCGGATGACCAGCTCGTATTTACGTCGCTGGGCGGTTTGTCGGGGCATCGGGCCGTGCGCCGTGAGACGGCTGAGGTGCGCTGCCAGACCGCTGCCGATATCGTCAACGGCAACGATAGCCAGTGGATTGTGTGGACGGGCCTTAACTCGGAATCGTCGCTTATGGCTGAACTGATTCCCGACTGCATCGAGGTCGTGGGCAGCGATACGCCAGAGCAGAAGGCGGCGGCGATTGAGGCTTTCCAGGATGGTAAGTATCGAGTGTTGGTGACGAAGCCGAGCATCGCCGGCTTTGGAATGAACTTCCAGAATGCGCACAACCAGGTCTTCGTTGGACTCTCCTATTCGTGGGAGGAGTGGTACCAGGCCATTCGGCGCTGCTATCGGTTCGGGCAGGTGCACGAGGTCAACGTGTACGTGGTGCTGACCCGGCTCGAGCAGGAGGTCTACGACACCATTTTGATGAAGGAACAAGTGGCGACGGCAATGTCGGAACAATTGATTCAGCACGTCAGGAGACACGAGATGGAAGAGTTGATCGATGGCTCGAGCGAGGGCGCCTTTGAGTATGACGAGAAAACGATTCACGGCGACAAGTGGACGGCCATGCGAGGCGACAGTTGTCAGCGGTTAGGTGAGATTCAGGAAAACAGTATCGATTTGTCTGTATACAGTCCACCGTTCGCAGACCTGTACACATACAGCAACAGCGAACTTGACCTCGGCAACAGTCGGGACTATGGCGAGTTCTTTTCGCATTACGCCTTCATCATCCGGGAACTGCTACGGGTAACGAAGTCCGGCCGGTTGACGTGTGTGCACGTGGCAGACCTGCCGGCAATGGCGAGCAGGGACGGCTACATCGGGATTAAGGACTTCCCCGGCGACGTGGTAAAGGCTTATGAGGCTGAGGGATGGGTGTTCTATGGGCGGGCCATCGTCGCCAAGAATCCGCAAGCGCAAGCGATTCGCACAAAGGCAAAGGCATTGCTGTTTGTTCAGTTGCGCAAGGACAGCAGCGACAGCAGGCCGGCCATTCTCGACCACATCCTGATCTTCAAGAAACCGGGAGAGAACGCCGTTCCCATTCGCCCGGTTGATAACGGCGAAATGAACAATGAGACATGGATCGACTGGGCCGGCGGCATCTGGACGGGTATCAACGAGTCAGACACGCTCCAGTACCAGAGCGGACGTGACGCAGATGACGAAAAACACATCTGCCCCCTGCAACTCGGCACGATCGAACGGTGCATCAAGCTCTACAGCAACCCGGGAGAAACTGTGCTGACGCCGTTTATGGGCATCGGTTCGGAGGCGTACCAGGCAATTCGTTTCGGGCGGCGTGCTATCGGAATTGAACTGAAGCAGAGCTACTTTTCGATGGCGGTGCGCAACCTGCAATCAATCGAGACACAACAGAACATCCCGACTCTGTTCGACCTGGCCGAAATCAGCATCGGAGACAGCTCAGGTCTGCGATGACCGTCATGACAGAGACAAGGCCGGTCAACTTCAAGTCAGCCGCGCAAATCGCAGCCGAGGTTGCCGAGCAACTCGACGCCGAAAACCCCGTCCTGGCCGGCTGGGACGTTTACGGGCTGACGACCGCCTACGAGGAACGGCCACCACTGCGTGAGATCGTGCATGGCATTCTCGCCGAGGCGTCGCTCAACGTGGTCTTCGGTGCGCCGGGTTCTCTGAAATCCATGCTGCTGGCTGACATGTGCGCCTGCATCGTAGCCGGCAAGCCGTGGCTGGAACACATGCCGGGCCAGCCGACGACGGTTGCGCCGCTGCCGACCGAGCAGACCGGCATTCTCTGGATTGACTTCGACAACGGGCGCCGCCGCACCCACGACCGCATGGCTGCCATCGGCAGAGCGCATGGCCTGCCGGTTGACGCACCCATGCTCTACACCTCCATGCCGACGCCGTGGCTCGACGCCGGCGACCGTGTGCAGTTGTTTCACCTGACCCGCCTGATTGAAACCCGTCACATCGGCGCCATCTTCGTTGACAACCTGGGCCTGGTGGCAGGCAAGGCCGACGAAAACAGCGCCGACATGTCTACCGTCATGGGCAACCTGCGCTGGTTTGCCGACGCCACCGGCTGCGCCGTAACCATGATTCACCATCAACGCAAGACAGGCTCCGGCGACGATTCGATTCGCAAAGGCGAGACGCTGCGCGGCCACTCGAGCATCGAAGCGTCGCTCGACTTTGCCCTGCACGTTGACAGGCGCGACGGCAATCAGGTGATTCTGACGCCGACAAAAACCAGAGACGCAGTGGTCTTCGAACGCGCCGGCGCCATGTTCACCTACGAACACAAACCGGACTCGACCATTCTGCATACCGCTCGATTCTTCGGCTACAGCGTGGACGGCAAGGCAGACCGCGAAATGGCCGAAATCAAGTCCATCGTCCTTGACATCGCCGCCGAGCAGCCCGGCCTGAATCAGACCGACCTGGTTACGGCCGTGCGCGACAACATGGCCGGCTCAACCGGCAAAACGCCCGGCATCAACCGCGTGCGCGCCGGCATCCAGCAACTGTCCGAAGACGGAAAACTTGAAATCCGCGAGGCGCCGAAAGACGCCAAACGACGCAATACCGAGTACCTGCACTATCGCAAAATCAGTACTTACGACAGTCACCTGTAAACACTGTAAACACAGCGTAACCAGTGTAAGTACAGTGTTTACGGGTTACGCCCCCCTTTATAGGGGCGTAACCGTAAGTACTGAAACACTGGCCGGAGGATTTGGCATGACGACAATCGACACCGACCAAGTCAACGCACGGCACGACCTGCGCAGACTCGCTGCTCAGCACACCGAACTGCGACGCGAATCCGCTAGTGAAATGTCAGGCGCCTGCCCGCGCTGCGGTGGTACCGACCGTTTCCACGCCGGCCCCGACTTCTTCTTCTGCCGCAGCTGCTACCCGCTCGACAACAAACAGCCACACGACGCAATCGCGTTCATGCGCTGGCTGCACGCGTGCTCGTTCCAGGAGGCTGTGACCATGCTCGCACCCGACGCCACACCACGCACCACAACACCAGCCACACCGGCCAGACCTCGCACGACGCAGACGCAGACCCGGCCGGCCGAAGCATGGATTGCTGAACAGACGCCACGTATGGCTGCCATGCGCGCGTCGCTCTTCAGCGACGCCGGACGCGCCGGCCTGCACTTCGCCATTGACCGCGGTTTCGACATCGACACGCTCGACGTCTTCCACGTCGGCTACTGCGTAGACGCCATGCACCGCGGGCCTGCTCTGGCCTTCCCGTACTACCGCAACGGCGAACTGTACGGCATTCACTACCGCTACCTGAACCGCGAGACAAAGCCAAAGTACATTCACGAGTCGGGCTCGAAAGTCGCCGGCTTGCTCTTCGGCGGCCATGCGCTCTCACGGCGTGGGCGCAACCTGATTGTCGTCGAGGGCGAACTGAACGCCATGTCAGTCTGGCAGGTGGCTGCCGGCGCACGTGTGAACGTGCTCTCGCTCGGCGGCGAATCCACGTCACTCACGCCGGCTGCTGTCGAGTACATTCGCTCGTTCCCGGTGCGTATCGTCTGGATGGACAAAGAGGCACTGGCCACCGAAAAGGCCAAACAAATCAACGGCCACGCCACGTGGAGTGGAGAAGGAGACGAGAAACAGGACGCAAACGACCTGCTGCAACGCATGACGCTGCAACGCCGAGTGGCCGACCTGCTCACGCTCGCCGGCGCTCTACCGGATGACGTCCGAGAACTGGGAGGCTGATCCATGTTCACACTCGCCATGTTCCCAATCTCACCGACAATCAGCAAACTGCTCTGCAAATTCCCTTACGCTCTGCACACCAGTTTCAAGGAGGCTGTGCCAGCACGTGAACGCTGGTGGCACCCGGAACTGCGTGCCTGGGAACTGTCAGCCACCGGATTCTGCTACCTGTGCGACGCCGAAGCCGAACGCATTGCGCCGCTGCCGCTCGCGGTGCTCGATTGGGTGTACAGGCCGCCCCCGCCGCTGGAGGCGAAACGCAGGCGCACAAGGAGAACGCCATGAACCTGACTGTAACCGCCTACGAGTCGCTGCTGCGCGGCAACCCGGATTTGGACGGGCCGCCTCTGCCGCGCCCGCGCCGCGGCCACGCGCCCACCGAGCACGAGGAACAGGCGGCCGTCGTGCGCTGGGCAACTGCCTCAACAGCCGTTTGGCCGGAACTGCGCCTGCTGTTCGCCATTCCGAATGGCGGCATGCGCGACAAGCGGACGGCGGCCATGCTCGCCGCCGAGGGCGTGCGCGCCGGGGTGCCCGACATGTTCCTGCCCGTGTCGCGCGGCGGTGCGTTCGGCCTGTGGCTGGAACTGAAACGGGCGGATCATTCGAACCATCCGACGCCGGAACAGGGCGCGTGGCTGAGCGCGCTGCGCGCCGCTGGGTATCGGGCCGTCGTGTGCTACGGCGCGGGCGAGGCGATTGCCGCGCTGACGGACTACCTGGGGGAATGCGCGGGATGATGATTGACGGCGTGCGGGCGCTGCTTCAGGGGCTCGCCTTTTATGCGGCGCTGGCCGTTCTGCTCGTGCTGCTTGATGAATGGGGGAGGCGGTGAGCGAGGAAGAGCCCACGCCTACGCTGCGCGGTGCGACGCTGCTGCACTTGCTCATGACGCGCGGCCCCATTACGGCCCGCGAGCTCGCCCGCGAGATGGAATGCCACCGCACAACCGTCTACCGGGCGCTTGTGAGCCTCGAACTATCGCGCCGTTTCGTCGTGGTTTACGAGCGCCCGTATTGGCGCGTTGTTGTGCGCGACGAATCTTGAAAGTTGCGGCGGCTGCAACTTTGAATCGCTATTCTGAGGGAGGCCGGCCGGGAGCTCCCCCACCGGGCCGCTTCGGTAGAGATGGCGGCCGCGCTATCCCACATCGCGGGGGCTCCCCCGGCCCCCTCCCTGCGCAGCGTGAGGTGCGAGACATGGCGAAACTGTTGGGCATTTTCAAGTCGCGCAAATTCTGGGCGGCGATAATCTCGCTTCTGGTCGCGTTCGGCCTGTTGCAGGCGTCCGACGTGCAGGAAGCGGAACTTGTGCAGGCAATCCTTACCGTGGTGACAACAGTTGCCTACATTATCAGCGTGGCCATTGAAGACGCGGGGCGCGCCCAGGGCGGGAAGACGCTCGACTAACGGAGACTTGCCCCCCCATGATGGATGCGACCTTCGCCCAGTGGGTGCTGGGGCAGGTGGGCGTGGGCGGCATTGCGGCCCTGGCCCTCTACCTGCTCAACAAAGCCCATCAGGACGCCCGCCAGCGCGAACACGACTACGCCGACGGGCAGCGCACAGACAAAACGGAACTGATCCGAGTGGTGACAGAGGCAGCGCGGGCGACGGCTGGGCTGGAGGCCGCAATCGCTCGGTTGGAGACCGCAATCGCGGCTCTGGTGCATGACCGGCCTAGAAACACGGCTACTGATCGTTGACAATCGCTACAAGGCCGACCGCAATTTGCTACTGGCCGTCCTGGGCGCGGGCATTCTGGTGCAGGCGCTCCTTTTCTGGTTCGTGTGGCAGCCGGATGCTGTGCACCCCGCGGCCATGCAGATTCGCGGCGCGAGCGCGGGCGATGCGCCGGCTCTCTGTCCCGGCGAGGCGTTGACGTATGCGCTGGATTTGGCCGTGACGGAAGCGGGCGTGTATGCGCTGGACGTTGCAGTGTGGCGCGTCTCGCCGCCTGCCGTCGTGCTGTTCAGCGAGGAGCGGCGCGTGGTGTTCGCGGGGGAGCAAGAGTATTCGCTGGCGCGCCAGTGGACGGTGCCGGGCGCGTACATCGAGCCCGAGACCGGCATGCCTGCGCGCTGGATGCCGGGCCAGTATGAGCGGCTCCATGCCATTTCGGATGTGAGCCGGGACGCAGAGGCGTCGATTGCCGTGATTCCGTTTGCGATACGCGAGGGCTGCGAATGACGCACAAACTCGGCGTGTTCTGGGCGGTGATGCACAGGAGGCCGCAGGACTACGCCTACATGAGCGCGCTGCTGCCGCCTGTTGTGAAAATCCAGGACGGCGGGCCGAACGACTATGCATGGGTGCGTGCGAATCTGCCTGGCGCGCTGGTGTTGGCGCGCGACTGGGCGCTGGGCGAGCAGAAAGAGGATATGCGGCGCGCTCCGATTGAGACGGGGCGACGCCACGCGCAGGAGTGGAACGCGCATGCGGAGCGGCTGGGCTTCGACCGCGCCCACACGCTTGTGCTGGGAATCAATGAGCCGGAAGTGTGGCACGACTTCAGTTGCGTGCCCTACACGGTGGCTTTTCTCGACGAATGCACGCGCCTCGGCTTGTGCGCGGGCGCTCTGCAATTAAGTGTGGGCTGGCCCGCGAACAAGGGGCCGGACACGCCGCCGGACTGGACTCCGTTCGAGCCGGTGCGTGAGGCAATTGTGAGGGGCGGGCATGCGCTGGTGCTACATGAGTATTGGGCGCAGGCGGGGCCGGAAGAGAACTGGGGCTGGTGGGCGGGACGTGCGCTGCGCTGCCCGTGGGATGTGCCCATTGTCATCGGCGAGTGCGGCATGGATGTGTACGTGAAAGATGGGAGCGTGCCGCACCATCGGCGCGGCTGGCAGGCGTGGGTGAGCGCGGACGTGTACGGGCGACAGGTGGGCGAGTATGTGCGCCGCCTGAACAGCGACAGGCGCGTGCTGGGCGTGTGCCCTTTTCTCACGGATTACGCCAATGCAGAATGGCAGTCATTCGACACGGAGCCCGCTGCTTCGGCGTTGCTGACTTTCGGGAAGTCGCCGAGCGCGGACAACCCGAATGTGTATGTGCCCATTGTGCAGGTGCCTGCGGGCGATTTGTTCGAGCGCGTCATGGAGTTCGTTTCCAGCTGGGAGGGCGCATTTCAGGCGAATCCCGAGGATCATGGCAATTGGACGGGCGGGCGCAAGGGAGTGGGCGAACTGCGCGGCACCAAATATGGCATCTCGGCGGCCAGCTATCCGCACCTGGATATTGTGAATTTGACGCGTGCCGAGGCGAATGCCATTTATCGGCGCGACTACTGGCAGGCGAGCGGGGCGAACAATCTGGCGTGGCCCGCGTGCCTGCTGATGATGGACACGGCAGTGCTGCACGGGGTGGGCACTGCAAAGGCGTGGGCGGCGGCGACTGGCTTGAACGCGTGGCGCATGGCGGCCAAGCGGCTGGAGACGTACACGAAGTTGGATAACTGGCCGACGTTTGGGGCCGGGTGGGTGCGCCGCACGGCGGCCTTGCTGGCGGCGATGGGGGAAGTAACGTGAATCCCTGCGGAGCGGAGAGTTTAGCATCATGGATTTAGCACGGCGAGGGCCCAAGCGCACGCGTATCCAGCGCGAAGCCGACCTTGTGCGCATCAGCGAGCTTTATTTGCGCGGCAAGCGGCAGGCCGACATCGCTGCGATGCTATCCATCTCGCGCCAGCAAGTGGGCTATGACCTGGCCGAGATTCAGCGCCGCTGGAGCGAGCAGACGACGTTCAACCTCGACGCGGCGAAACAGCGGGAACTGGCGCGCATCGACTTGCTCGAGCGCACCTACTGGGACGCGTGGGAACGCTCGTGCGGCGAAAAAATCAAGTCGCGCCAGAGCAAGAACGATGTGGGTATTGGCCTGGTCGGCCTCGAGAAAGAATTGCTGCCAGGGAATCCGGCCTTTCTGGGAGGCGTGCAGTGGTGCATCGAAACGCGCTGCAAGTTACTCGGCTTGAACGCGCCAGTGCGCACGGAACTTACCGGGCGAGACGGCGGCTCGATACAGTATCGGCAGGAGCACGTTTTTGACCATGCTAGCGCCGCTGCCACCATTGCGGCCCGATCAGGCGCGTATAATTTGCCACCCGGCGCAGACGAAAGTGGTCAGCTGCGGGCGCAGGTGGGGGAAGACGTTCATGGCGGGCGTGTACGCGTTGACAACGGCTGACCGGGGCGCTGAGGTGGCCTGGGTCGTGCCTGTCTACAAGAACGCGCGCGCGCCGTGGCGTTTTGCCGAGGCCGCGACCGCGCCCGTGGCGAACCGCCTGCGCATCAACCGCTCGGAGCGCGTGATGGAATTTCCTTCGGGCGGGCGTCTGAGCGTTTACAGCGCCGACAACGGGACGGGCATTCTGGGAGAGGCGTTCGATGTGGTGATTGTGGACGAAGCGGCGCGCGTGTCGGAGGCGACCTATACCGATGTGCTGCTGCCCACGCTGGCCGACCGCGACGGGCGCATTATGCTGATTAGCACGCCGAAGGGCCGCAACTGGTTCTGGGCGGAATGGCTGCGCGGGCAGGGTGGCCACCCCGACATTACGTCATGGAGCGCGCCCACAAGTGCGAACCCCAGCCCTTCGATTCGCAAGGCGGCGGAACTGGCGCGCGACCGCGTGTCGGAACGCAGTTTCCGGCAGGAGTGGATGGCCGAGTTTCTCGATGACGGCTCATTTCTGCTCAACGTCGACGCCTGCGCCACGGCCACATTGCTGGCCCGCGGGCTGCCCGGCCGCTCCTACATCATTGGCGTGGACTGGGCGCGGGCCGCCGACGGCGATGCGACGGTGTTTGTGGCGCTCGACGTGCAGGCGCGCAGCCTGGTGGGGCTGGAACGGATGCAGGGCGTGGACTACAACACGCAGCGGGAGCGCCTGCGCTCTTTCTGGGAACGCTTTAACGGCGGGCACATTGTGGCGGAATACAACGCGATGGGCGGCCCGCAGGTAGAGGCGTTGCAAGCCGTCGGCCTGCCCGTCGTGCCGTTCACGACCACGGCGGCGAGCAAGCACGAATTGATGAGCGCGCTCGACCTGGCCTTTGACCAGCGCGTCATCTCGATTCCGCCCGACCCGGTGCTGCTGACCGAGTTGAAAGCGTACACGCGCACCGAGCGGCAGGGCTGGCCCGCGTACAGTGCGCCGCCGGGCCTGCACGACGATACGGTCATGGCGCTGGCCATGGCATGGCATGGGATCGTTGGCGTTGTCGCGTTAATTTGGTGAGGCGGGAGCGAATGAAGGTATACGCCGTTGGCGATGAACTGAAAAACCTCTCAGCCCTCGCGGACTTCAATCTGCCGTGGGCGACAGAGCCGGCCGGCGCGCAGCGCAGTTCGGCGGCCCTGGTTCCGTTTGTCGCCTACTTGCATCGCGCTGTGTTTCTGCGCGCCAATGCGCTCGCGTCGGTGCCGTGGAGCATAAGCCGCGAGTCGGCGGCCGGCCCACTGCTGTGGGATTCCGAGGAACCGAATCCGCCGGACGAGCTGAAGGCCTTTGCATCGCTGGGCGACCTTCTGGCGCGCACCGAGCAAGCGATGGTTCTCGCCTCGTGCGCCTACTGGCACAAGGAGCGCAATCGGGTGCGGGCGACTGGTTTGCGCTGGCTCGATCCGGCAACGACCGCCCCCTACTGGACGCCGCGGGGGATATCCCATTTCGAGAGAAGCGCGAACGGGGGGACGGCGCGACTCGCGCCCGAGGATGTGGTTTATTTCCGGGCGTTGGGCACGAGCGAGACAGAGCCGGCCGCGCCGCCTGCGCAGGCCGCAGCGGCAGCGGCTAACGTGCTCTACAACACAGCCGAGTTTGCCCGCATGTTTTTCGCGCGCGGGGCAATCAAGGCGGGCTTGCTCACGGTGGACGGCACGCCGCTCCCCGCGGAGAGGGAGCGGCTCAAATCGTGGTGGCAGCGCTTCATCGGGGGGCTGGGCAACGCGTACAGCGCCGAGGTTGTCAGCGCCGCCGTGAAGTATGTGCCCGTGGGCGAGGGGTTGGCCGACCTCGCGCACAACACGCTGACGCAGGAGCAGCGCGAGGATATCGCGACGGCGTTGGGCGTGCCGCACAGCCTCATCATCAGCAACGCGAGCAACTTCGCGACGGCGCAGCAGGACAGCAAGACTTTTTACGAGACGACGATTGTGCCGGAATGCCGCCTGATAGAACGGCAGGTGAATCAACAACTGTTCGCGCCGCTGGGCTTGCGCTTCCGCTATCTGCCGGACGCGCTGGACGTTTTCCAGCAGGACTCCGCCGAACGGGCGACGGCATTTGCCTCCTACGTGAACGCCGGTCTCTTGCCGAGTATCGCCGCGCGACTGCTGAGCATGGAACTGCCTGAGGGCGTGGAGTACGAGCACCTGGACAGGGAGCGCCCGCGGGCCCCGCTCTTCGCGGGAGTGCCCAGTCCGGGGGGGCGCGAGCGCGATGACGATGCGTTGGAGGCAGAGCGCAAGCGGTTCGTGCGCTGGGCGCGCAAGCGGGGCGCGCCTGATGTGAGCGCGTTCAAATCCGATTTGCTCTCCGACGATGAAAAGGGGGCGCTGCTGGGCGAGACGGGCGGGCGCTTTCCGGCTGGCTGGGGGAATTACCCTTGAGGCGAAGCGGCTGCTGGCGCTGGGCATGGACGATGACGATGACGAACGCGAATGGATGATTCGGCACACGCTCGAATCGAACGCAGAGCGCAACATCCGCAAGGCGTTCGATGATTGGCTTCACGAGTTGTTTGCGCAGGGCGCGCCGACAAGCGCATACGACCCGCGCTTCGCCGACATTCGAACGCCGCAACAACTGCGCGCGGCGATTGAGCGGGGAATTATCACGGCGACGGATTTGGGCACAAACGTGGCTTTCACGCAGTTGGCGAATGTCGGTATTCAATTCGACTGGTTTCTCGTTAACGAGGCGGCGCGCGAGTTCGCCCGCGCCCGGATCGGCACATTGATACAGGGCATTGAGGAAACAACGCGGACGGCGGTGCGCGAAGCAATCGCCCGTTGGATTGATTCCGGCTCGGCGCTGCCTGCCCTGGTGGATGAACTGGCCGGCTCTGCGTTCAGCGAGCGGCGCGCGCGCCTGATTGCGCAGACGGAGACGACGCGTGCTTTTGCCGATGCGAATCTGAACGCGTATCAGGAGAGCGGCGTCGTGCAGCAGGTGGAATGGCGCGCCGCTGCCGACGAACGTGTGTGCCCGGTTTGCGGGCGCTTGCACCGGCGGCGCGTGCGGTTGGGCGAACTGTTCGAGGGGACGCATTGGCCGCCTGCACATCCGGGGTGCCGGTGCTGGGTTGTGCCGGTTGTCGATTCGCCGGCCGCGCCCGATGCAAAGGGCTAGACGGATATGGCCAACGACGTACGCATTACGATCTCGGGGGTGGAAGCGGCAGGCGAGCGTCTGGGCCGACTGCGCGGCATTGCGTGGGCGTTGCGCCCGATGCAAAGGGCCGTTTATCTGCTCCAGAATCGCATGGCCAACTATCCGGCGCAGCGGGCCGGCAGCTCGTACGTGCGGACGGGCACGCTGGGCCGCCTGTGGACGACGAAAGTGGAATCGTCTGCGACGCGCGTGACGGGCCTTGTGGGCAACAAACTGGAGTATGCGCCGTTTGTGCAGAGCCGGCAGTTACAATCCCGCGTGCATCGCGGCCGGTGGCAGACGGAGATGGATGTCATCGAGCGCAGCGAGCGCGAGATTATCGGCCTATTTCGTGCGGCCATTGAGGAGGCAGTCAGATGAGCGATTCCGTGTGGGCTGGAGACGCTGTCAAGGCGCTGGATGAAGGGGGGCGCGTCGGCGGCTACCTGGTGCGCTTCGGGGATGAGGCGACTCCCGATTTGACGGGCGACTATTTCACGGCGGCGACTGACTTCGCTGTCGATGAATGGCCGCACAAGACGCGCATCTACTACAACCACGGCTTTGACGCGGCGTTGAAGGCGCGCAGTCTCGGAAGCGGCGAGATGCGCGTTGACGATGTGGGCGTGTGGGTTGAGGCGCAGTTGGAGATGCGAGATGAATATGAGCGCGCCATTTTCACGATGGTGAACGCGGGAAAAATGGGATGGAGTAGCGGGACGGCGGCGCACCTTGTGCAGCGCGAGGCGCACGGCAGTGCCAAGCGCATCGTCACTTGGCCGTTGGGACTCGACGCGAGTATTACGCCGACTCCTGCAGAATGGCGTAACCGGACTATCAGTCTGAAAGCGTTGCGAGAGGCGGGGCCGGAGGGCGAGGCGGCCACCTCGTCGGGCCTTGCGAGCGACGTTTCGGAACCTCAAGTACCTATCGATTTGGTAGCAAAGGAGATTATCGTGAATCCACAGGATAGGGCCGCCGAGTCGCAGGACGCTACGGCGGCGCTCAAGGCGCAGGTAGAGGCGCTTGCCGCCGAACTGGAGGCAGTGAAGGCGCAGCCGGCCATTAACGCGCAGGCGATTGAGATGCCGAACGTCAACATTGCCACCAAGCGCGGCGACAGCGAGACGAAGGCTATCGCGTATTACCTGCGCACCGGCGATGACAGTGCGGTGAAGGCGTCCAACGCTACCGACATGAACATCGGCACGGCTGCGGACGGCGGGAACGCTGTGCCGGTAGGCCATTACCAGGGCATTATCGCGAAGCGCGATGCGGACTTGCTCGCTCCGAAACTCGGCGTCATGCGTATTCCGGGGCGTGGCACCACAACCAATGTTCCGTTCGAGAGTGGAACCGCCAACGAGTTTGTGAGCACGGCGGAGGCAACGGCGTTCGACCTGGACGCGCCTGCGCTCGGCAAAAAGGCGTTCACGCTCGTGAAGTACACCAAGAAGATTCAACTCTCGTATGAACTCCTGCAGGACGAAGACAGCCGCCTGATGGAGTTTCTCAACGAGTATGTTGGGCGCTCGCTCGCTCTGACGCACAACAAATTGCTGATTACCGAGGCGCTTTCCGGCGGCACGACTGTCGCGCTGAAGGCGGCGACGGTCATGAGCGCGGGCGATCCGCAGACCATCGTGTACACGCTCAAGCAGCAATACGCGAACCGGGCTCAGTTCGTCATGCGCGGGGCCACTTACGCGCAGTTGATGAAACTGTCGGGCGACGGGTTCCAGTATGCGGAGACGCCCGGCGGCGCGCGCACTTACTCACTGTGGGGCTATCCGGTGCACCGCGATGAGAATCTGGACGCGATTGCGGCCAACAAGAAGGTGCTGCTGTTCGGCGACTTCTCGTACATGGGTTTGTACGAGGCGCCGACTCTGACTTTCCTGCGCGATCCCTACTCTAGCGCGAATACGGGGCAGGTAAACCTGTTCTACTATTTCCGCGCTGCGTACGGCGTGATGCTGCCCGAGGCGATTCTGTACGGCACGACGCCGACGGCGTAGAGGGCTTCCCCATGACGCTGGTACTGGTGGCAACACCGACGTGGGTGCAGGACGGCGCGCCGGTTGTGCAACGGGCGACGCTGGACTCCGTGGCGGCTCAGGAGTTCGGGGGCGACTTCGAGCACCGGCTGTACACGGACAATCCATTCGCCCCGCCGTCTCTGCGCAATGTGTTCCACCAGTACCAGCGTATCCGGGCCGAGTTTCTGGCGGGCGCGTGGGACGCCCTTCTCTGCATGGAGCATGACAATGCGCTGCCCGATTCTGGCGCGTTGCAACGGATGTACGACACGCCTGCGCCCGTCGTCTACGCGCCATACGTGTTTCGGCACGGGATGCGCGTGCTGAGCACGGCGCAGCGGCTGCCGGCCCCGTATACGTCTCTGGGCAGCAGTCTCGCGGGCTATGCCGATGAACTTGCTGCGGCGCGGGCGGCGGGCAGTTGGCCGGTGAGCGGCGTGGGCTTCGGGTGCACGCTCATGCGCCGGGCCGCGGTGGAACGCGTTCCGTTTCGCGGCGGGGCGGATGGGCTGGGCCTGCCGGACATGCCCTTCGCGCAGGATTGTCTGGCGGCGGGCGTCATGGCAATGGGCCGGTTCGATGTGCCTGTACTGCACTATGATCGGGGGGAGTGGCTGAACCCGTATGAGACGATTATGAACCGGGAATATCGGGCGCTGCAGACGGTGAACGCGTACACCAATGGCAAGTTTATCGCTATGGTAGAGGGGAGCACCTACGCCATGTCGCACGAAGACGCCTATGACCTGCTGCGCATGGGCCTCATTGTGCTGGTCGGCGATGCTGGGGATAGCGGCACACACGCGCCGGCTCGAAAAGCGCCGCGCCGCCGTCGGCAGTCGGACGGAGCGCCAGAATGAGCCTGTGCACGGTGGGGCAGTTGGCCGAATATCTCGGGCTCGACATTCTGCCCGGCGCGCCGGGGGAAGCGGACATTGCTCTGCTTCAGCGGCTGGCGGAAGCCGCCTCGGAGATGATCGAACGGTACACGGCGCGCACGTTCGCCGTGGGCGCGGACTCGACGCGCGCGTTTAATCCGACAACCGACTGCCGGGGCGCATGGCTGTTCTTCAACGCGGATTTGGCGGCTGCGCCAACGAGTGTCACGAATGGTGACGGCGCCGTGCTGGCGGCCACGGACTATGTTCTGCAACCGCGCCATGCGGCTCCCTTCTACGCCTTGAAGCTGCTTCCGTCGTCGGGCGTGAGTTGGACATTCGTCGGGGATGCAGACGACGCGATTGCCGTCGTGGGGAAGTGGGGTTACTCGACGGCTCCCCCCGCGGATGTGGTGCACGCGTGCATCCGGCTCGCGGCGTTTTTCTACAGGCAGAGGGACAACGCGCAGGACAGCGACCGCACCATCGTCACGGCGGTGGGCGCACTTTCGCCGGTGTCGTTGCCGCAGGACGTGACGACGATTCTGCGGCCGTACATACGGGGGACGCAATGACGTTAAGCGGGTTCGTCGCGCTGATTGCCGCGTTATCGGTAGTTGGCGTCAAACGCAGGCTGACAGCGCCGCCGTCGCGCATCAATGCCGGGGACTTGCCCCTCTCCTACCCGCGCATCCCGCAGCAGTCGGCGGTGCCTGTGACGTTCGCCGCGAACGGGAATAGCGCCACGCTGGAGTTGGCGGTCGTCGTTGCGCCCGATGATTTGGACACGAAGGGCGCTAACTTCGCGCTCGCCTGCGCGCTGGCCGACGCCCTCAACGGAGCACTGGCGGGGGCCGGCAACACGATCGACGCGTGGGGGATTCGGCAAACCTATGAACAGTATGGCGGCGACGGGGGGACTGGCTACATGGTGCTTGTTGCGACGGTAGATGGGAGTTGGTAATGGCAATCAAGGGGCGGCACACGCGGCTACTCGTTAACGCGTTCGACTTCTCGGGGCAGAGTAATTCGCTGGAAGTTTCTTTATCCAACGAGCGCATTGACGTCACCCCATTTCAGGCGGATGGGAAGCAGTTCATCGCCGGAGACATGACGGGCACGCTCGCGAGCAATGGGTATTTCAACGATGGCACGGCGGGCAATCTCGAGGCGGAACTGTATGCACTTCTCGCGGCGAGCACGCCCGCGACGGTGTGTGCGCTGTTCGGCACAAACTCGACGCCATGCCCTGGCTACCTCGCGCTTGGTTCGGACATCTCGAACATCACCATTGCGTCGCCCATCGACGGAGTAGTCACCGTTGCGGGCGAGTGGACGGGCGGCACCAGCCTGACGCGCGGGCTGCTAGTGTGGCGCGGCACGCTGACGGGCAATCAAACGCAGGCGACTCCTGCGTACATCGACTTGGGCGCTGCGGGTGTGGCGGGCGGCGTCGCGGTCGCTTTTGTGCAGGGGCTCGCGGTTTCCAGCGAGACAAACAGCCTGATTCTCGAGGCGGCGGCGGCCACAAACTTCGCTAGCCCGACGACGTTGGCAACGTTCGTCCCGGAAGGTGTCGGGGCTATCACAAAGACGCTAGCAGGTTCGGTGCCGCGCTATTTGCGCGTGCGCAGCACGAGTCCAGTGGCGACGGTTTTCACATTCTGTTTGGTTGCCGCGGTGAGCGGCGTGACTTACTAACACGAGGAGACACAGGACATGGCACGCAAGGGCCGAGGCAACACCGCAGTGACGTTCAACGCCGTCAACATCACCAACTACTGCAACAGCGCGGAGTTGGCCATGACGGTGGATAGGCTCGACACAACGCACTTCGGCTCTACGGGTGCGGAGACCATCGCGGGCGATTCGACATACAGCATCAGCGTCGGCGGCGACTGGGAAGTTGCGCTTGACTCGGCGCTCGCTCCAGAGGCGATTACGACGGGCACGCAGCGCACCGCTGTCATTGCGTTTACGGGAGCGTCGCAGACGGTAACCTACACATGGACGAGCAAGGCTGAGATCCAGGACTACACGATTACGTCGGGCGCGGGCGACAAAATTACGTGGAGCGGCACGCTCGTCCTGAACGGTGCGCCGTCTAGCCGAGGGGTAGCCTAATGCGACAGGACTGTGCAGAGCCCGGCCTGAGCGAAGCGTTTATCGACATCACTACGACGGGCTGGACTCGCAAGCAGGTTGAGACGGTGCGCAGCGGCGAATCAGCCGGGGGCTGGTTCGCCGTCTTGCAAGAGAAAACGGCTGCCGTCTATCTGCCCGTGTTGGAGGGTGCGGCGGTGCGCCTGCCCGCCGACCTCACGGCTGACGCGCTGGACAGGCTAGATTACGTGCTCTATCAGTGGCTGGTCGCTGCGATCACCGAGGCGTTGCGCGACGTGATTACGTTGGGAAACGCGCCGTGGCTGCGCTTGTCGCAGAAGCGCGAGGCGAACGCAGCCACGAGCAAGGGCGAGAAGTAACGGACGCGTATTTGTTGAAGGCGTTTCCGGGCCGCACGTTGGAGGAACTGGACGGCATGGACTGGGGGCGCTGGAGGCGGGCGGAAGAGGCTCAGCTGCACATGGATGTGGAGCATATACGTGCGACGGCGTTCGAGAATAAGCGGACGTTCAGCGAATTGCCGGAAGCGGTGTTGCGCCTGATTCAGGAGCACGACGCGCTGCTGGGAGATGACGATGGCGCCGAGTGATAGCCGAGTAAACATCAATCTCGAGGCCACGAACCGGGCGTCGGGTGCTATCAGCGAAGTAAAACAGTCGCTGAGCGGCCTCGAGGGCGCTGCGGGCCTTGCTACGAAAGGTGTGGCGGGGCTGGCCGGCGCGTTCGGCGCGGGCATGTTGCTCCAGTTCGGGCAGCAGGTGGCCGGCGCGATTGTGGACATGGGCCAGTTGGCGGCGCAGTCCGATCTCGTGCGCGATTCAATGGCCGGCCTCGCTCTGGCAGCGGGCGCGAGCGGCGACGAAATGCTTGCGGGCATGAAGCGCGCGAGTATGGGCACAATCGCCGAGTATGATCTCATGCTCGCGGCGAATAAGGCCATGATGCTGGGCGTCACTGCGAACACCGGCGAGCTCGAAGCCATGATGAAGGTCGCGCTGACGCGCGGCGCGGCCATGGGGCTGAGCACCACGCAGGCTTTCGACAATCTAGTGACTGGTATCGGGCGCGGCAGCGCGCTGATTCTCGACAATTTGGGCATATCGATGGGCCAGTTGAAGAGCGCCGAGGAATCGTACGCGGCGACGCTGGGCAAAACGACGGCGCAACTGACCGACCAGGAGAAGAAGCAGGCGGCAGTCAACGCTGTGCTGAAAGAAGCGGCTTCCATCGACTTGCGCAACATCGATGACGGCGCGCTCGCCTTTCAGCAGATGGGCGCGGCCATGGCCGATCTGAAGGTCGCTTTCGGCGACGCGTTCGGCCCGCTTCTGACCGCTGCGGTGCAGGCGCTGACGGTGGCCGTCAACGCGATTGGCGACGTGCTCGACCGCTCCGGGCCAACCGGCTTTGAAGAGCGTTTCAACGCGATGGTACTCACCGCTCAGGCGGCGAGTACTGCGTTCGAGCGGCTGACATTCGGCATGCCCGAAGAAGAGGTCGGGCGCATTCGCGACATCTACCGGGAGCTGAAGGCCGCAGGCGCTGACATCGACCAGGAGTCGATGTCGCACGCGTACGGTGCGCAGTTGCAGGCGCTCGAGGAAGTCAATCGCGCGCTTGGCGAAATGGTTTATTTGCGCGAGACGATCACCGCGCTGGAGCAGCCCGCGTCCTCATCGGCGTCGCCTTACATGCTCGACTCCAGTGCGATGGATTGGGTGCAGGGCGTGCGTTCCGCCAATGCGCAGGCCGCGCAGGAGACGGAAGACGCGTGGGCGAAGGCGCTGGCCGGCGTTGAAAGGCAGGTGGCTGGCTGGCAGAGTAGCATGTACCAGGCATTTGGCGACATGGGCTTCCAACTGGTGGATGAGGCGACTGCCTCCCTGTCGGCGCGCTTGCAGGAGTTGCGCGAGAGCGGCTACTCGGTGGAACAGGCGCTTGTGGTTGTTGGCGTTGAGGCGGACGCGTTGCGCGCCGGCCTGCTGGGAGCTGCGACAGCCAGCACCACGACGGGCGACGCGATCAAGGGGCTGGGCGACCGCGCGGCTCCGGCGGCGGTTGAGATTGCGAAACTGGGCAGCGCGGCGCTGGGCGCGACCCCGGCTCTCGCGGCGATGAAGGCCGAGTCCGACGCGACGGCCGGCGCGCTGGACAGGTTGGCGGGCGCTGCGGCAAGGGCGCGGCAGGCGCAGCTGCTTTCCTCGATGGGCTCCGTTGAGGGGATGGCCATGAACGCGGCGGGCGCGCTCGGCGCGGCGCGCGCCATGCAGATTTACGAAGACAACACGCGCACCCTGCAACAGGCGGCGGCGCTCATGGCCAAAACGGACATGGACGCTACCGAGGTGAAGTTCAACCTGGCCGAGATGACGG